TTTACAACTTTAGTAGGTCTTGATAAAGCTTTTTATAGATGTATGACTTGTGGCGCAGATTTAGAGCAACATGTTAATGGTAAAATAACTTATCTACCTGTCATGACTGCACGTCCTGATGGTGGTGTGCCATTTGTTAAGGACTGGCTTGAATGAAAAAAGCTAAAGGTCTTTACGCAAAAGTAGCTCACGAACCTATCTTTCATAAAACTTCGATTGGACGCAACCCTAGCTTGTGCAAAATGAACAAAAGTAAGCGACGTCAATTTAAAAAATACAAGGGCCAGGGACGTTGACAAACATCCTAAATTATCCTAGACTCTAGGTATGAAAGAAAAAAAACTAACAATAATTGGCAAAGACATAACTCAAAAACAATGGTCTAATTTAATACTAGAATTAAATCTAATTAAAAAAGCATGGGAAAGATATGCAAAAATAGATTTGAGTGGTTCTGGTGTAAAAAAAATCATAGCACATGGAACAAAAAACTTTGACTCAAAAGTTTTAGATGACTAATGGAACTAATAATTTTAAACGACGGACTGTATCAATTAATTCCGTTGTCAAAGCAGATGATGGAACATGTGTCTTTATTGGAACCAGTAAACTGCATGGACCTGTGCGAGATACTAAGACTAAAACTAACAGGATACGTAGACACACTAAACCTACACATCATGAATGATGGTAGTGGATCTTTAGTTGGTTGTATTTGTAGATAAACCTATCCTAAAGAGGGAAAAAATAAGGATAGGTTATTGTGGTGAGATGACTTGCATTACCACATTCTTGCCTTAATTTCAAATAGTTTTGTCTGGAGTACAATAAAACTTAATAAACATATTATATTTGTTTACTTCTTCAGGACCTAATTGTTTCATTTTTATAGTAGATTGTTCATAGCCAAACATTAAACAATCATACTGATTATCGAATCTTTGTGGCCATTCATAGGGTTCTAAACAAGTACCTGCTACTTGTGAACAAATAACTAAAATTAATAATATTTTCATACTTGACAAATCTCCTCTATATCCTATATATTGCTCATAAATAAATGAAAGGAAGGTCTATGACCGATATAACTAAATATAGAAATGTTTCATTAACACATGAAACATACAAGACATTGATAAGTTTGTCGAAGGTATTATTGCCCGATGCAACTTTATCAATCAGTAAAACCATTGAATCAATTGCAAATGAGAAAGCGAAGAAATTAAATGGAAAAATTAAAAAAGTATAACGAACATGCAATGATATGTCCTAACTGTAAAGGTAATGGATATATTAAATTAGTATTAGAAGAAGGTAGAGAACACGTTGTGGCACAATGCCCTGAGTGTGACTCGGAAGGAGAAATATATGTGGATGAGTCCCAAGTTATTGAGTCTTATATCGATGCTGATCCTGTTACAGGTGATGCTCACAAGCTGCACTAGAGACCTAAAGTTTGATGGGTTTGACCCAACAACATCAGTAGTGAAGTGGGTATTTACAGGAGATAAAGAATGATAGGTTTGTTTTTTATAGGTATTGTAGTTTCAGTTATTGTAATGGCTATCTTAATACATGTGAGGAAATATGATTCCTGATACAGACAAAGCATACATTGCAGGATTGTTTGATGGTGAGGGTAGTATTCATTTTAAACGAGCACCTGAAAAGAAAAAGAAACATCGAGGTAAACCTGGGTATAGGTGGTCTAATAGTTTAAGATTATCTATGGAAATTACAATGACAGATCAATCTGTGTTAAGGTGGGTCCATGAAGTTTTAGGTGTTGGTACATTAAATAAAAAACCTAGAAAAGGTAAACGCGTAGATGGTACTAAATATCTTATGCAATACCGATGGCGTGCTACATTTAGAGATGCATACTATGTTTGTTGTTTGATTTGGCCTTGGGCGCATACAAAGTTACCAAAGATTAATCAAGTCATGGAACATTACGCAGGACATGTGATGAATGGTAAAGTAGTTTCGTTAGAAGAATATAAACAAGCGATGAGTTTAGAATAATGTTTGATAAATTTATATACGAAGGATTACATTTTATAATGAAGTATGCAGGTCAACTTAATGCATGGGCCTGGAGAGAACATGTTAAAATATTAAAACGTAAACAAAACATACAACATGAAAAGATATTACGTGATCAAGAGAACCGTGAGTATTTAGAGGAATTAAAAAGAAAACTATGAAGAATAAAAAATTTAAATATGATGGTAAATCTAGACCCTCAACTGACTTATATAAAGAAAACTTTGATAGAATATTTAAAACTAATCCTGTTGCGAAAGAGGTTAGGACTCCTAAGTTTAAATCTAAAGTAATAGATAGTAAAAAAATATACGATAGAAAAAAAGAACAGGACGAATTAAGAGAGAGTTACGAACAGTCTGTTCGTAATAGATTGGAACGTACCCATGATGAGTGATGAAGATATCGCTGAATACCATAATATTGGTAAAAAATCTGGAATAAAAAAGAATAATAAATACAGCTATATACGAGGAAAACAGCTCACGGACCCCGGAACAGGGACCAGGGTTTATGACATAGATAATTCTAGACTTCCGTCTGTGACTACGATATTAGGAGCCACCAAAAATAAACAATTTCTAAAAGACTGGAAGGCCAAAGTTGGAGAAGAAGAAGCAGAGCGAATCAAGAATGTATCTAGTGCACGGGGTACCTGTATGCACAAATTCCTCGAGCACTATGTTCTCGGCACTGGCTGTGTTGATCTTACAAAGATCGGACAAGAGGCGCGTCCCATGGCCGACAAAATTATTGAGATTGGTCTTGCGCCAGTGGAAGAGTATTATGGCTCTGAAGTTATGTTACACTACCCGGGTTTATATGCGGGCTCAACAGATTTGGTTTGCATGCATAATGGCAAAGAAACTATTGTTGACTTCAAACAAAGTAATCGTCCGAAGAGGGAAGAATGGATCGAAGATTATTATCTGCAGATTGCCATGTACGCCATGGCACACGACTACGTCTACGGTAGCAAGATTGAGCAAGGAGTTATCATGGTTTGCACGCCTGACTTATATTATCAAGAATTCAAAACAGAAGGCGCTGACCTTCGAGCCTGGAAACACAAGGCACTAAAACGAATCAACATGTATAATGAATTAATACATGATGAGAAAGAAAGAGCTAAAGTTAACCTAAACCCGGAGGATTTTTTTAATGGCGCGTAAAAAACTAGAATTGCATGGATATTACTTTGATGGTAAACAAATGTATACTATGTACATTGATGGAGATGGTAAAATTATAATGAAAAAGGAGAAATTATGAATGACAAACTTAGAAACGTTCTAAAGAAGAGATATGAAGCTGACATAGAAGACGCTAAATACAAGATAAAATGCTATAGCGATCAAGAGTTAATCATACCTGAACACCCAGATATTACAGGCGAAGTTGACAAATTGTTACTGAAAATGGCAGAAGCTCACGACAAATTGGCAGTAATGAGTCTGCATTATGGCAAAAAAGAGGCAGATAAAAATATATTGTGATAATTATGCCACAATTGTGGTAAATATATCACACCAAAACTCCAGTGTATATGTATGGTAAAAAAAATAAAAAAAAAAATAAAAACTACTCTAGAAAAAGTGTCTAATCTGTCACTTTGATTAAAAGTGTTGGTATATATAGCTAATGTCTGCCAAATTATGGTTTTAAAAAGTGTCATGTGACAGAAAATAGTGTCACCTTACAAAATATTACAGATTGCCTATGCGCGCGCGATACAAAAATCTGGTAAAACTGATTTTTTTTAGATACATATACAGAAATGAAATCCAAGAAAAAATCGAGAAGAATAAACAGCTACACTAAACCAAAGACTGTCAAAGAGTCTGTTGTGTTTCCGTATAAACGTGTACGGATCGATTGGATTGATATCATAACTGAGGGCGGCTGGGGTTCAGAGGTTGAGTTTAAAAATATGAAACTAGCTACACCTGTAAGTGAAGGTTGGTTATTTAGTAAAGATGATGAGACTGTAAGAATCTTTGCTGGGTACGATGTAGAAGCTGATGGCTCTATTCATTTTTCGGAGAGATCGGTTTTTCCAACTTCTTGTGTGAAGAAGATAACTCGGATTCATTAGGTGTCACATTTAGAAGAGGTGCGTAGTCGTCTAAAATTTGTTTCATTTTTGCTTCTAGTTCCTGTTCTGACATGTCTTCTAATTTCCCAGTTTTTATTATTTTGCGGTCTATGTATAGCCCTGCTGCTTTACCTCTACTTACTTCAGCGTTTACAGCAGACGAGAAACTACCTTTCTTCAAAGCCGCTTGTTTAATTCTATCTAATTCAGCTATGTGTTTTGCATAACTAACTTCATGTTTTTGTAATCGTTCGTCCTGTAGTTTACCTATGTATTGTACTACCAGTGGTGATAGTCTTGGATTAGTAAGCTCACTACCTTCAACACGTGATCGTTTGGGTGAGTATCCTGCTAGCTCTGCTGCTTCAGATTTAGATACAGGTCCGTCAGGTCCACCAAATATTAAATATTCAGCAAATCTTTTTTGCATTTCTGTTAATCTTTTAGGTACTCCCATGTTGACAATTTAAGGTAACTCTCCTATAAAGTCAAGGTATGAAAGATAAGCGTACATATACACATTTGAAAGAACATGGAGAAGACATGAGTCACGAAAACGAAAGCAAGGTAGACCCTAAAGAAGATAGAAGTTCGTTAGATTTAACTTTTATGATAGAACAACACAAGAAAGAAATTTGGGAGTATAAACAAAAAGAGTCTGAATGGATTAAAACAGAAAATTTAGCAATTGGTTACAAAAAAGTTATAGAAGAATTAAGTGCTAAGTTAATTGATCAAGTGAGAATAATTGCAGAATTAGAAAAAGAAATAGAAAGACTTGTTGCGGAGAACAAAAAATGAGAGTAAGAGACTTACAACAATTCTTAGAATCTTTTACAGCTAGAGATAAATCTGCATCAGGTCAGGGTAATGCGATTAGCGATGCGGTTATCTATGTTGAAGTAAATGGTCAATTAAGAGAAATAAAAAAAATGGAAGTACACGAAAACAGTCAGACTATATTTGGTTTACATAAAAATCATCATTCACACCGTCTTGTAATGAAAACAGGAGAAGTATCGAGCATAGTTTTACCGGATAAACTACGTACTCCAGGCGCATAATGCGCGGGGTAATTACCTCGATAATGACATGGGTCCAGAGGCAAAATTTTATCAACAAATCAAAAGAAATTTTAAAGAGTTTTCGCTTATTCGACTGGAGAATTCCAGCTTACTTGGTACTCCTGATCTATTGGTCTGCAATACTTCTGGGCACTTTTGCACTGTAGAACTCAAGGTAACGAAGAGTAAAAAAATTAGATTCTCACCACACCAAATAGCATTCCATAAACGTCATCCAAAGAATACATTTATCATGGTAAAGGCCCTTGGTCCTTTACCCAAGAATACTTCTTCAGTATTCTTGTACCGTGGTACACGGATCACTGAGCTTGCTGCTTGTGGCTTGACGCTTGACCCCTGTGCTTGTGGCTTTACCGCTTGTTGCTTGATGCTTGACCAGGTTGGTTCGAAAGCTTGACGCTTGGTGCTTGAAGCTTGAGGCCCGGACCAGGTGCACGCTGATTCCCAGCCGTCGCCGGTTCTTTGCTAATGACCTGATCCGAATTTATTCCACGCGGGAATTCTGTTTTAGTGTTTACCATAAGAAACTGTTTTAATTGTGGCGTCCCAGCATTGTCGACAGTCTCTGCATTCATTGTTTTGTTTTGCAGCTGGACACGTCGCGCCAGAGTCAACAACCTCCGAAGAGTGAGACCACGAATCAGGCGCCCGCTGGTTCACCATGGGCGCGCTAAATCGTATGACTAAATTGTTGGGCTTGTCTGTCAGGTGGTCCTTTATCCATGCTTCACGGGTAGGCATCCAGTGCCTTTTGCCAGGTGTGAGCTGGCAAACCTTATAAATTTTTTGTAAGTGATCTAAATCCTGGACGTCGCCGCTGTCATGCCAGCGGAACACATCAGGCTTTTTGCTGTTGATTAGGTGAGCCATTGCCTGGACCCAGTCCGGGCTCTTGATGGCTGCCAGCCTTCGATACTGTGCATTCTGCACAACCTTAAAAACATAACAACCTTTGAGCGCGTAACAGTCAAAGCATACGCTGCCTGGGACCTTCTGTAGCTTGCCGCCAGTCTTGCATTCCTTCGCAGGTAAACCTATTGACCAGCCCGGCATCTTTGACGGTTTGCTTAGGCTGCCTCCGATAATTTTTAAAGCGTCTTTTGTTTGCATAATTTCTTTCTCCTTGATTCTCCTATAACACCATAAAGACGTCTTGTCAAGCTTGCTGCTTGAAGCTTGCAGCTTGCGGCCTGGTGCTTGTAGCTTGGGCCCTGATCCTCCAGCCAGCGCCAGTGGTTAATTAAAATTTTGTTGTACTCCGGACCATGGTTGGCGTTTGTCTCATAAATTTTTCTAGTCATAATTTCTTTCTTAGGATCAGTTAGTCCTGTTCCGCCGTTATCTAGCATCGGTACGTGGCGGCGAACTAGAATTACAACCATCCACGAAAAGTTAGGCACGCTGACTAACTGATCCCAGGTCATAAGTTGCGGTACCTTAGATTGCCTGCATATGCATCTTATGACCAGGGATCAGTCCTCTGGATTACAAAGACAGCCAACTAGTGGCGGTGTGATGCAACCCAAGGTTGTCCCGCTAGTTTGAGTTTATAACGCCGTAAACTAGCAAAAGGGCGTAGGTAAGATTAGTTAAATCTTAAATCCAATATAATACTTGACAATCCTATTGTCAAGTGTTAAAAAACATTTATG